TATGCAAGCCGTTGGAACTCGTCGACAAGTATGGAATAATTCAGCAGCACATACCTCAGGTGGATTATTTAAGGAAGATTTAATGAAAAATAAAAGAGGCAGAATTGTTAGTAAAAAAGCCTCATCAACAGCATCATCTGCAAATAAACTTGAAAAAGCTGGATACGTTACACAACCAGGAAAATTTGAATTATTTAAGAAAAAATAATATCTAGAAATCTTCATCTAAATTGAAAACTAAATGATTGAATAGATCAATTATTCCTCCTAAATACATATCATCTAAAAATACAATTGGAAATGTAATTCTGTCTTTTTTTATCTTTTTTCTCATTTCTTTGATGAATGATTCTCTATCATTTTCAAGTAAATCATCACAATTGATAATAATAGTTTCTTCTTTATGCAATAATTTTTTTGCAGTAATGCAATCAGGACAATTAGATTTAGTGTATAATAGGAACATATATATTTAGATTATATTTTTAATTTTGAAAGTTTATGTGTGGGTAATTTTATACATCATAACTAAAATTAGATTTTTACTATATCTAGCATATTTTTATTTAGACTCAATATATATGATAGATATAGTAGAAATTCAAAGTTTTTTTTTGAATGATTTAATTGAAAAAAAAATGAAAAAAAGAATGTATAACCAAACTCAAAAAGAAAGACGAAAAGAAAAGAAGAGACAATTGATTGAGAAAATTAAGGAAGAACGATTAAAAAATTCGATAATTTTGGATAATTTTTAATCTAAACTTTAAGTATAGATAATGGACCTTAAAGAAGAATTGAAAAAGAAAAGAAGCAATTTGTCAGACAATTCAATCAAGACATATACATCAATACTCAAAAATTTGCATAAAAAAGTATTTCAAAATAAGGAAATGGACATGTCAGATTTTGACAACTGCGATGACATTTTAGAATATTTAAAGGATCATCCATCAAATAAAAGAAAAACAATTTTATCAGCATTAGTTGTATTAACAGGAAAAGATGATTACAGAAATAAAATGAATGATGATGTTGTTGAATACAACAAAGAAATTGGAAAACAAGAAATGACACAAACACAACGAGATAATTGGATTACAACTGATGAAATTAAAGCAATATTCAAAGGATTAGAAGATGATGCAAAAATGTTATATAAAAAAGCGAATAAAACAAATTCTGATATTCAGCAAATTCAAAATTACATCTTAGTTACTTTATGTTCTGGGTTATTTTTTCCTCCAAGACGTTCATTAGATTGGTGCTTAATGAAAATTAAAAATGTTGATAGAAATGAAGATAATTATATCGATAAGAGTAAATTTGTCTTTAATAAATACAAAACAGCGAAAACATATGGACAACAAGAATTACCAATTCCAATTCAAGTAAAAAATATTTTGAATAGATGGATTGGCATTAATGAAACTGAACATTTGCTACATGATAATAATGGCAATCCACTGACTAGTGTAAAATTGAATCAACGCTTAAATAGAATTTTCGGTGGCAAGAAAGTAGGAGTAAATAATTTTAGACATACCTATTTAACGGATAAATATGCCACTGTTTCAGAACAGAATAAAAAATTAGCAAAGGATATGTCAGAAATGGGTTCATCTAGTAATATGGCAGATACTTACATAAAATTGAAATAATCATTAAAGTTTAACTAAAATTAAAGTTTAAACACATAATATGGTATGTTTAACTAACATTAAGGATTAACTTTGTTTAAACAATGAATTTAAACCATTTAAACATTAATAAAATCGATTTTATTAATGTTTAATTACATATTATTACTCATTTTTAGTGTTTAAACTTTAATTTTGGTTAAACTATCACCCACAATATACATTATTACCCAAAATAATGTATACTTAATGTTTAAATTAATTTATTCAAATACTTTTCATATTTAAACTTTAATTTTAGTTAATTCATTCATCTTCCAATCTTTCCATTTCAATCATTAAAATGTATTCACTTGTTCCAGCGTATAATGTTTGTAATACACCACTTCTCAATGTTACTCTAATTTCTGATCCAGGAGTATAATTCCAATAAAAATTTACATTATCAGTTGGACTTGCTTTAAAATATGAAGTTGTACTACTAGTATTAATAATTTGTTGCATACTTCCTAAACAATATGATACTTGATTTCCTCCTACTGAATTAACGGAATATGCTTGTTGAACTGATGATGTTCGTAAATAAAGTGTTGGATTAAATGTGAAGGCAGCCGTCAATTCAACACCTCCTCTAAATGACCAACGACATCTATAATTTCCTGATGGAATGTTAGTATTGTTCATTATATAAACTTGGTCATTGACAGATGTAAATCTTTGAAAATAATCTGTGCTATTAATTACCAATACGAATTTATTCATTGTAGTCATTTTATATTATACCTTAATATAAAATAATTATGCAAATACACTTCTTAATTCTTCACCTGTTTTTGCAATTTCTTGTCCACGCTTCTGAATATCTGAAATATTTTCCAATTGTTTTCTAACTCCTCCTTTTTTATACTTGCTTAAATCACTAACATCAGATAATTGCCCTGCTCCTTTTGCTCCTAATCGACTAGCTTGGGATATCATTCCAGCACCACTTGCTATTGTAGAACCAAATGGCAATGCCTGTGTTATCGGAGATGAAGCTATTTTTCCAGAAATTTTAGAGACTTTTCCCAACACATTCTCTGCTTGACCAGCACTTTCTGATATTTGTTTTGCTATTGCTGGTCCTTGTTCTTTAATTTTATTAACCACTCCTGAGGTTTTCTTAAATACATCTTCACCAACATCTGACGCTTTTTTAAAAACATTTCCAGCTCCATGTGAAACTTTCTTGAAAATATTGTGTAAATTTTTCATATCTATATAACATATTCAATCAAAAAAAATCATTCTAAATAATACTTATGAAAACTATTTAAAGAACTATTTATGCATCATCTTTTACAATTATTTCATCCCAATTCTTGAACATACGACCATTATCTGAATTTATGTATAAAAATGAATGAGGTTTATCATAAACTATTTTTGCTACATCATTTATCAATTCTTTATTTTGTTCTTCTAAAATTTCATCAAATATTTCTGTTAATGCTCTTTTATTGACTTTGAATATAAAGAAATTTGTGAATAATCTTCTCATTTCACGACTTACACTATAAAATGTTTGAACCAAAAATATCACTGATATGCGTAGATGTCGACGATTCATCATCAATTCATTGAATAATTTTAAAGTATCTTTATTCTTTAAATATGCACCCATATCATCAAAAATTAGACAAAATTTTAATTTGGTTTTACAATCATTATCATTGTCTTCTTTGCACATTTCTATGACATCATTCAAATTATCATAATTCAATTCATCATACATTCTTTCTTCATCTAATTGATTTAATGCCCCATCTGTCATTGATGCTCTTGATCTTGGAGGACAAAATAAATATATTTTAGAGTATTTACCTCTCAAACCATTTCTATTACTAAATAAACTTTGGACAAATGTAGTTTTACCCTGACCTGGTTTTCCTATTATTAAAGTAGCACTTGATTGTTTATTGAATGCTATTTTTAGCAATTCATAATTATTTAAGACTGGATTCAATTCAAAATCACATATACATTCTGGTATTTTCAATTTAGGATGTTTATGTTCTACTATTTCAATATTCATATATTAATACGTGATAAATTATTTTATTGAATATATGTAAGCAATGCCTTTCAAAATTAGAAAATTGAGAAATAAAGATTTATATCAAGTTAAAAATACAAAAACAGGACAAATTCATTCAAAGCATTCTACATTATCAGATGCAAAAAAACAAGTTAGATTGTTATATATGATTGATAAACAAAAAGAAATAGATAAAATTCCTCTTCCAGTAAATCCATTTGAAGAATTGAAAACTTACTTCAAATAAAAAAAAATATATTCATTTAGTATAATGCCTCCAAAAAAAAATATTAAAAATACTACTTTGAAACAAAAGCAAAATAAAGCAAAACAACAACAACAGCAACAGCAAGGCCAAAATGTAAAAATAAATATCAATGTTGGCGATAAACCATCAAAAAGAAAGCCAAGAACTACTAGACCAAAACAACCACCAAAACAACCTCCAAAACCTCCTCCACAATTACCAACTCCACAAGTTCAGTATGTTCCTATGCATTTAGTTCAACAACCAGCTACATATTTTACTCCTCCTGTTTCAGCTCCTCCTATTGTAGCACCTCCTACAACTACAATAACTCCTATTGTAGCACCTCCTATTGTAGCACCTCCTATTGGTCCTCCTGTTGGTCCTCCTATTGGTCCTCCTGTTGGTCCTCCTGTTGGTCCTCCTAGACTTAGAAGAGCTAGAACTGGACCAATAACCACACCAAGTGGCCCACCTATCATAACACCTCCTACAATTAGAACTGGAACTGGACCACCTATTGTTCCTATGAATCCTTTATTGAATCTTCCATCTATTGAATTGAATACGTTTGAAAATTTTACTCCAAGACAAAATGTAATTTCCAATTTAATTTCATATGAAGATTTAGATGAACCAATGGCATATTCATTTTCAGATTATACTGATACATACTCTAATGTGTATGATTGGATACAACAAGGTATTGAAAATTTTAATGATAGCCAAACTCAAACTGATTTTATGCCACAAATTGGATCTTTCATGCCATTAACACAAGATATCATTCCATCTGCCATATCTGATACTTTAATGAAAAATGAAATGCAAAATATTCCACAACCTCCACTTTTACCTCCAAAATCAAAATTAGTACCTCAACCTCCACCTTTACCTCAGGCACAACCTCCACCTCCTCCTCCACTTAGAGATTTTTTAGCACCAACACAAGATATACAACAATCTGGAATAACTAGATTAGTTGATTTGACGCAAGAAAATCTTCAACAACTTGGAGGAATCACTTCCAACGAAGAATATGCTCCAAGTGAAATAAGTGAAATTACAGAAGGAACTTCAAGATCAATTTATACTGATATTACTAATGCCACAAAAAATTTATATGAAAAACCAAAACAAATGAATGTACTTGAAATGATACAACAAAAAGCAAAGGAACAACAAGAAAAAAATAAAAAACCAATAGATGAAATACTTAAAGAAAATAAAGAAAAACAAAGTAAAGATGAAGGATTAGCCAGCACCATATTTGCTGAAATGGAAAAAAGAAGGCAATTTATTCAACCACCTGATGAAGAAGACACTTCTGATGATTGGGAGGAAGAACTAGAATATACAACAAAAAAACAAGAACCAGAACCAGATCAACCTCGTAAACCAATAGCAGAAGGAAAAAAAATGACACGAAAACCAGGATCTGGACGACCCAAAGGTTCTAGAAATAAATCTCAAACTGAAAGAGACTTGGATGATTCATTGGAACGAACAAAAGAAAGACTTAGAGAAACTAAACGAAAAATGAAAGCATTAGAAAGATCAAAAATTGATACAGATGAGGAAGATAATACCGTGGAGGATTATATTCAAATGATCAATAATTTAGAAAATCAAATTGTATTCATTAATGGATTAATTCAAGATGAAAGAGAATTACGTCGTTTAAAACCAATTGAAGAATATGGGTTTGAAGGAGAAGAAGAAGATGATGAAGAAAATTAAATCAACATAAAATATAATGTAATGATATATAAATGTCAGAATACATAAAAGAAAAAAAAATAATCAATGTAAATAGCAATGATGCAACTATTTTTAAGAATAGTTCATTTCTATCTGATTTAACATTTTCATTTCCAAATATTTTATCACGTAATGATGATGTGGAATATTTGGAAGGAGGACTTGAATCAGCTGTATTTCCTGTTAGTTTTTATATCATTAATTATTCAAACAATATTTTCAATTATACAATTTTTCATAATCCTGTGTATACTAATTATGCAATTACAATTCCAGTTGGTAATTACGATTACAAAACATTATTTACTACAATGACTGATTTATTTACAGCAAATGGCCATAGTTTCAAATTAACATTAGACGAAATAAATGGAAAAATGACTATGGAATATCATCCAACTTCTCATAGAGTTTTTTATAGAATTAACCATTCTACTTCAACATGTTTCAGAGTTTTAGGATTTGATTATAATACTGATTATTTTCCAACTTTGAACATTTTGAATGCACCTTTTGCTCTTAATTTATTAGGAATTAAAAAACTTAAAATATTCTGTCCCCAGTTTAGCAGTTCAAATTTAGATACAACTAATTATGCCACTACTACATTAATTAGCACTGTGATTAATGATCAACCACCTTGGGGGCAAATTAATTATTATAATAATACTGGTGAAACAGGTTCAAAATTAAAAGTATTTGAAATGAATAATATAGATATTCGCATTACTGATGAATATGGAGCATTAGTAAATTTTAATAATTGTGATTGGACAATGACATTTATATTAAGCACTTTTAGAAAAGGAAGTAGCAATGCAATTAAAAAATTAGTGATTCAAAATGATGAAGAAAATATTCAGCAAACATTTGATGAAAATGTTGAAGAGAATGTTGAAGAGAATGTTAACGAAAATGTTGAAGAGAATGTTGAAGAGAATGTTGAAGATTTAGATTTTTTAATTAGAACAAATCCAAACTACTTTAATTAAGGAATTTTGCATTTTTGTTATTTCTTATTTTAAAAGTCTTTTTATACCAGCATATTTTATAGAATGTCTATTCCTATTGAAGTAGCTCCAAAACAAATGGCGCAATTGCCACCATCAACTTCTTGCAATTCTTTGGTTTCAAATCCAATCAATGGCGCATCATTCACAGAAAATCAACAAATCATTTTTGATTTAGTCACTGGTCGTGGATTTTTGAATCCAAATTCACTTTACATTCGCTACAGATTTACAGCTACTGGTATGGCAGCTGCAGCTGGACAAATGGTTGGAACGCCAGTTTATAGTCCATTTCTTCAATTTCAAATGCTTTTCAATTCACAAGTTGTTGAAAATATTGTTGATTATAATTTATACTGTGAAGATATGGTTAATGTTAAAACTGATGTCGCAGCCAAACAAGGATTATCTCAAGCATTTGGATATGGAGGATTAGCCACAGCTTTTTCTATGAATTCAGTTAATGGACGTCTATTGACAGCAACACCAGATGCTTTTACTTTAAGTGCTCCATTACCATGTTTATTATCTCAATCTGAATCTTATATTCCTTTGTTTATGTTTGGTGCTGTTAGAATTATTTTGACTCTTGATACTATTGCTAATATGTTTAATACAACTAATGTCCCAACTGGATACACTTTAACTAATGTTGAATTGTGTTATGATGTGATTAATTTTGATCCTGCTGTTGAAAGTTATTATGCTAGTCTTGCTAATCAATCAGGTAAAATTGTTTTGAAATCTTATTCAGTTGCTACTGGTTCTCAACCTTTAGCTACCGGTTCATCAGGATCATTCCAATTGCCATTTAATTATCGTTTGGCTTCAATTAAATCTTTATTTTTACATAATTCTCCTGCGGTAGCTCCTGGTGCTACAACTGGCAATGGTAAACATACATCATTAGATATCACCACAAATAACGGGGATTATCAATTTGAACTTGGTGGAATGCTTTATCCTCCAAGAGCTTTGTCAACAGTAAATAATAAAGCAGGAATAATTTCGGAATTATGTTTGGCTTTGTTTGGTAATAGAAATATTGCTTCGAATAGTTTGGGTTTATCTCCTTCTACTTGGAATGTCACAAGTGCTTCTTATCCAGATGCTTATACAGCTCCTGGTATGTTCATAGTTGGTGTTAATACTGAACGTGTTCCTTCTAGTTCTTCAATGTTGACTGGTGTTTCATCCCTTTTGGCTCCAATCAATGTTCGTTTAAATATCAACACAGCAACCGCACAAGCTTGTCAAGTTCGTCTTTTTGCCCTTTATGATGCTTTGATTGAAATTGATGTCAATACTCGTGAAGTTAGAATTTTACAATAAATTAGGGAACTCGTCGTTCCCTTAAAAACCCATACTTTATTTAGTCGAAATATATAAAATGGTGTAATATAATTAATCTTTATTTTGAATGAAATATTTTCAAGATAAAGTATATATAATGTCTCAAAATAATCCGTTGAGTTATATAAAGACTAAAAATAGTTTACGTAAAAAAGAAAAGTTGCATACAATCAAACGTTTGATAGTTGACAAAATACAGCAAGATATAGACATAGCTAAATTAAGAGATAAAGGTTGTATTGATCCTGAATTAATAAATTTTGTAGCAAGTTGTTGCAAAGAATTGTGCAAATCAAAATATGGAATTGATGAAAAAGAATTCGTGTTGGAAATTTTAAATATTGTTTTTAGTGGATGTTTAACTGAAAATGAACAACATCAAATTAAACAACAAATTGATTTCATCAATGATAATGGTTTAGTCAATAAAGTTGAAATATCTTTCAAATTGAAAATGATTATCTGGGATTGGATAAAAAGAAAATTTCTATAATGAATATGATTATTTATCACAAATAATTAATTACATATTTCAGAAAGTATTCAAATATATAATTATGAAATATGCAATGGAAGGAATGATTGCCTCAGCATTGCTCGTGTTAATTTAAACAAATTTATATGTGCGTAGTTGTGGTTGTGGTTGTTGCTGTGTTTGTGGATAATATTCTGGTTCAGGTTCAGAAATTGCCACTTTTTTTTGTTTTTGAATTGGTGGTTGTATTTGTGGTTGTGATTGTGAACGTTGTTTTGGTTTCTTTGCAATTTTCATAACTTCTTCTAGCGGTGTATCATCATCACTAATTTCATCCAATTCAGCATTTTTTTTAATTTGCTTTTTTTTGATACTAATTGCTTTTTTTACTATTTTATTATCCAATTCTTCTCTTGCTTTATCTTCAAATTCTTGAATAGCTTGTTTTCTTCTTTCAATATTTATTTTTCTTAATTCTCTGGCTTTGCTAAATGCTTCCAATTGTTTTTCAGTTTTTTTTGGTCTTAGATTGCAACATTCAATGCAAGTCTTGTGTTTTTTTGTTTTAAATAAATTAGCACTAGAACCGCAACTTACACAAGTTCTCAATATTTGTTCAACTATATTTTGATGGGGATTTAAATCATCATTTGAATTTTCACATTCATCTTGCGATTCATTTTCAGTATTTTGCATTTCAATTTGTTCTCTTGAATTTCTCTTACTCATTATATATTTAGAAATAGAAAAAAATATCGACAATCGTAAAAATTATTTTCTTTTCTAAATGTAAGAATATGGATAATCAAATGGATAAATTTGAAATTGAGAATGCTATAAATGAAATCTTGGGAGAATGTGATTTTTTCACTCATGACAATCCAATTACTTATTTAATTTTTTTAGATAGGTATAGGCATAGATTAAATCCTCATCAAATATATAATACTGAAGAAATAATCGAAAACTTAAAAAGTAAAATGAATGCTTACAATAATATGAATTTGAAAAAATTTGAAGATCCAATTTGTGAAATCCCATTGCACGAAAGAAGTTCGTTCCCTACTAAAAATTGATAAATATTTTTCTACTATAATTAAATGAGTGAAAAATATTTATTGTCTGTGTGTTTTAAAGATATCAATAATGACATATTTTCTGAACCATTTGGACCATTTGAGACATTTAATAGTGCAGAAGAATTTGCCGATAATCAAATATATGAATTAAGGATGAGATTTGCCGTGGAATTTGGAAATATAGAAGATGTTGATGAACATTTTGAATTTGATTTTTGCATTAAAAAAATATCTTAATATATAAATGTATTTATCAGGAAGTCAAAATATTCAAAAAAGTATGAATGGATTATTAAAAATTCGTGCAACTGAAATTGATTGTGATATTGCAACTATAAATGAAATTGATGGAATACAAACTATAAATGGAAAAATTGGAGAAAATGTTGTTGTTACTACTGATGGTGGAAATTTTCAATTCAATTCTGATGTGTCCATGAACAATAATTTAAATGTTTCTGGAACTTCATATTTGAATACTTTAAATGTTTCAGGAAAATCTCAATTTGGTAATGATGCCTCTTTGAATGGAATTTTTGAAACTGATGGAAAAATTATAATTCGTGACCCGTTAAATCTAACTAATTACATTCAAATGTATCACGACATATCACAATTTGGATTTGTATTTCAATTAGAAAATATTAATCAAATTATGTATTTCAAAGTTAAGGACGGTTCCACGCCAGGAGTATATAAACAATTATATTTTGCAACATCACAAATATATTCTAACATTAAATTTTATCAAGATGAAGTTTTCAATCAATCATATAATTTAAAATTCTATCAAGGTGATTCTAATGGAGGAGGTCAGGGTGGATATTTTTATTATGTGCCTAGTACGAATGCTTGGGACGGTTGGCAGTTTGTCAATCAAGGTATTCCAGGAAGTGGATTAATTTTATATACAAATTTTGCTTGTTCAAATGGCGCTGGAACTCAAACACAAACTTTAAGAATGAATTTTAATAATATTTGGTCACTTGTCCCACACACATTTAATTCGACATTCACTGCTAGTAGTTCATCTACTTTTACTGGATTATCAACATTCAATGGAGGAATTGTTTGTAACGCAAATATGCACTCATCAACGATAGATGTGTCAGGCAATGCTATATTCAATGGTCCTGTTGCTTGTAATAGCACATTTAATGCGCAAACTGGTTCATTTAGTTCTAATTTAGGCGTCATTGGTGACTTTACGTGTGGAAAAATCAATGGTAACGGTAATTTAACATTAACGGGACTACTGAATACGATATCAGGTGCTACAACTTTTTCAGGTGCAACTACAATAAATAATACACTCACAACAAATAATAATATCACACAAACAGGAACTACTGCAACAACTAATAGAATTATTCAATCACGAATTCTTAACGATATTACAGGAAATCCAAATCAATTCAAATATTCGGAATTTTTATATAATAATTCTGGAAATGGTACTCCTCAACCAGCGATTGTCGCAAAAGAAGAGACAAGTACAAATTCAATGTATTTTTTCCCGAAATTAAATGCTGGAAATTATAATTCAATAGTTCAGGCAAATGACAGAGGCATATTTGCATTTTATCCCATCGATAATAATGCCGTAACATTGACGTGTTGGGCAAACACAAAAGTTGGAGTGAGATGTGCATCAACAAGTTCAACAGCAACATTTGTCGATATTTGGGCAGGAAATTATAATTTGAAATTAGATAGTTCAAGTGGAATCGTCGCAAGTGCAAATAATTGGATTTCAAATAATCCCGATTTTGCTGTTTTAAATAATATAAAATCTCGTGGAATTAGATTCATATCTCAGGCAGATACAGGTGGTTCAAATCCATTTGTCGTTCAAACTGATGCTGTGATATCAACACAATCTCAAAATTCAAGTTTAGTTTTAACATCAGCAAATAGTGCTTTGAATTTTGGAATTCGCATTTCATCTTCAAGTACAACCGTTGGTTCAATAGTTTCGAGAGTTGCTTCAAATTCTATCACAACAAACCAAACGAATACAACAATTGCGGGACCAGTAACACTTACAAATAATTTAACATTTTCAGATGCAACAGTTCAAACAACAGCTTTTAATTCTACTGCTCTTGGATATACCAGAGTTGGAAGCACATTTACTTATCCTTCAAATACTATTATTAATTGTGCAGTTGGTGGTATTGGAAATGAAATAAAATGTCACAAGTTTAATTGTTATAATATTATTGAATATCCTGATGGTTCAATACAAAATACTGCATATACAAATGCAAAAGATACCAAATTAACAGCAATAGGAACAACATACACAGGAACACTCACAACAGCTACATTGACAACTGGGGCATTTTATAATTGTGGCAGTATATCCTTAAATGCAGGAACATACATACTTACAATAAATGCCACATTTTTAGTGATAACTGGATCAACAACAATCGGACAAATATTAACTAGTCATTCAACTAGTTCCACAGGATTAAGTGCAAATGCAAACTTGAATATCGATAATAAAAACGGTGCAACATATGCAGTGGGTGTTCAATTTATTCTTCCTACAACGGCAATTGTAAGTCCAACAACAACAACAACATATTATTGTTTAGTCCAAGCATCATTTGGAACAGCATCAAGATTGCAATTTAATAGCACAAATTCAAGATTTTCAGCAGTAAAAATCGCGTAATTTATTTTCTGATGTAATATTATATGTCAGAATTTATAGATGTTGAATCATGCGAGTTGTATCAATACATATCAAAAATTAAAATTAATATTCTTTCGATTGAATTGAATGTTAAGGCATTAATTCAAACGATGTGTTATGATGATTGCGATAAATTATTAATTAGTTACGCATTTGAATTGGCTGGTGAAGATTATCAAATGTGGAGTAATGATATTTGGTTGCAAGAATATGTAATGAACAAATATGGATTCATAAAAAAAGAAATTAATGTTATTTAGAAAATTAATTTAAATATTAATTTCTAAACATATTATATAAAATGGAGGAAATTAAGGAATTATCGGCATCTGAAAAATATTATCAAAATCATCTCAATAGAATGCGTGAATACAATAGAAGAAATAAAGAATTTGTTAATGAAAAAAATAGACAAAGATACAAAAAAATGATGGAAGATGAAGAGAAGCATGAAAGACATTTGCAAAAAAAGAGAGATGCATATAAATTGAAAAAACTTAAAAATAAACAAGAACAAGAAGAAGAAACAGAGTAAATAATCATATCAATTTTTAATAATTAATATGTTTAATCATATTCTTCATCAGATTCATCATCTGAACTATCATCAGAATTATCACTGTCATATCGTCTATTTGATCGTTTCTTATTTGATTTTTTATTATTTTCAATCTTGAATAAATCACAACATAATGATTTAATTGTTTTCATATAATTAATGTCATCATCATACATTGGATTA